CAAGCTTTCCAGAAGCTTCAGCTTTGCGAATGATGCGGTAGGCGTATGCGATACTCCCAAGTCCGATAGCAGCAGCAGTTAGAATGTATCCAAGAGAAATCTTGTCACCATTAGTCATTACTAGTCCTTTCGTAGGGGTCTCACTATAGGGCCTGTAAAACTTGCGAAAGGAAAAAACGAGATGGCATGTAAACCTTGTGGGGGTCTACATGCCATCTGTTCGTCGATCCTGTTGGGGGTTCGGCTTGTTACGACTTGAAGTTCTTGACGACGAAGCTGGCGGCCTTCGAGGTGAAGACGTGCGCGTGCTCGTAGTTGAGGATCAGCAGGATGCCGAAGAGGTTCGTCGCGGCTCCGGCCAGTACGTCAGGGCTCACTCGCTTCTTCGAGGTGGTCTCGGAGTTGAGCTTGGTGAGCTTGACGTACTGTTCGGAGACCTTGTCGTAGTTGTCTTCGGTAGGCGGCGTGTCCTTCAACACGGCGAGCAGGCGCTCGATTTCGATCTCGAGGTCGGTCGGTTCGGTCGACTTCTTGAACTTGAAGTTCGGAAACATAGCGGTTCCTTTCGTAGGGGTCTCATTATAGGCGCTGTAAAATATGCGACCCTTGTGAAAGGTGTTACCGCTCGTCGACCAGCGGTGCGTCCTCCGCTACCGCCTTGTGCGACCACATGGACGCGTCTTCCAGATGCGTGAACGCGATGGACTTGGCCCGTCCGTCCACGAGCACCTCGTCGAGCCTGTTCGCGAACTCCTTGAACGCCTTCCGAAGAAGCGCGTGCCTCGGAAGCGTCGCGTTGTCGCCCTCGATGGTGGCCTTGTGGAAGCCGAATCGGCTTTCGATTTCGTCCCTGCCGAGCAAGATATAACTCCCTACATCTGAACCGGAGGCTGGACCACCGGTGTGCTTCCCGTGTCACTGTTCACCTTGAACGTGACTTCGTTTCGCTTCTCGAGATCCTCGGGTTCGCCGTTGAGATTGATGGAGAATACCTTCTTCTCCGGGGTCTCCTCGACCTGGATCACGCCGGCGTACTTGGTGTCACTCTTGTTGTACGACGAAGTCGATGCGTGCAGAACTACGCCGAGGAACGTGTTCACCGCGGCAACGGTTCCGATCACCTCTTCCGGCTTGGGAAGATGCCAGAGCTGGGCCAGTGCGAAATACAGCGCACCTACGGCCGGCAGAATGACCGTTGTCGACTTCTTCAGGGCGTTGTACGCGTTGTCACCCAATATGGGCGTCTTCAGGGCGTGCGACGACTCGGGCATTGTTGATGTGCTCCCCTTCTCGGTTGCGTATCTCAACGGTGTCAGCGTAGCGACGAGGCTTGAGAGGGAGAGCCTGGACTTCAGACATCATCCGTTCGGCGACGCCGTTTCCACCAAGTTCTTTGTACGGGTCGTAGAAGTACTTACGGTAGTCTTCGTACTCATCCCTGGTGATCGAACCCCGATTGACGTAGTTCTGCCCGAGAGTCATCAGCTCGATGTAGGCAAGGCCCATCATGAGCTTCGTCGCTGCAGATTTTCGGTCGGACTTACGCACGACGTAGGCCCAGAAGCCCGACGATGCTGCAACCGAACTCGCCGACGTCAGGATTACAAGCCAGACATCCACGTAAATATCCTCCCCTAGTTCCCCATGACGAGATTGTTTCTTATGTCGTCCTTCTCCAGACCCCTGCGCTGCGACCCCATGCTTCTGCGAGCTTCCACGTTCCGCCTACGTTCACGTAAGGGACTGCGAGCTTCCATGTGGTGCCGACGAGAATATAGGCACCAGCGACCGTTCTCATGCTTGTGGGCTTGGACCATGCACTCCACCCGACAGAGTTCTGGGCTCTGACGAATATGTAGTACGTAGTGCCTGGAGTGAGGCCCGTTACTACCTGCGGCGAATTTGCCGATGTCGACGACGTAGGTGTCGTTGAACTTGTGCCCCAGCCGATCTCGTGGGCGGTGATGGAACTTCCGCCGTTGTCGTTGTCCGTCCAGGAAACATCCACTGAGGTGGCGGTGACACTGGACAGGAGCGGCGCGCTAGGTGCGGTCGGAACCGAGCTGGTCTTAGCGCTCGACGTTACAGACCAGGCACCCCAGCCAACAGAGTTGTGGCATCGGGCCTGGAAATAGTAGGTCTTGTTTGGAGTAAGACCTGAGATCGTGGTGGACCCGTCAGAACTGACAGTCGTCGCTGAAGAAAATGACGAGTTGTCGTCGTACCGGATCTGCCTGGAGTCGATCGAATCGCCACCGTTGGAACCATCGGAGAACGTTACGACGACCGATGTGGCCTTGATACCAGATATGACTGGCTTGCCGGCGGCTCCGGGAACCGAATCCCGAGTGACAGCATGCGTGAACGTAGTAGGCCCGCCGATACCCGAAATGCTGGTGTCTGTGACGAGCTTGAACGTTACGGTTTGGTTGTAGGTCGCGGTGTCCGACCCGATCTTGTACCAGTCAGCGCCCTGAGGGTAGTTGATCGTCTTGTGGGTCGTGTCTCCGTTGACCGTGTAGCTGAACTCCAGCCCGTTGTACCAGTCGCTGGAATATCCAGCCTTGAACCAGAACTCCACCGACGAGCCCGTGTCGGTGATTTTCATGGTTCCGGTGGAGCCAGTAGTTTTAGTCCATGAAGTCGACACGGGCCCGCCTAGGTGATGATCTTGAAGTAGATATCCCCGTCAGTTCCTCCGGTGGGATCCGAAGTGCCCGAGGTGATACCCGCCGACGTCCTGAACGCGGCCTTACCGGTGGGAATGAGAGCCTTGACCAGAGCGATGTAGTCGCGGGTACGGTTGATCTCTCGACCGCCCCAGCGAACTCGGCCTTCCTCGCCGGTGTCGGGAACGGTTGCGTAGCCTGCGGCTGTTGCTGCATCTCCGACAGCCATGTCGGACCTCCTTCGCTAAATATCAGGGCTGGTTGCCCCAGACGGAATCCAGGTCGGCATCGAAGTCGAACCAGGCCTTGTTACTGGTCCAGGACAACCACGAACCGGTGTTGATGAACGTATTGAGCGTCATCGTGGGATATGATCTGTCGCCATCCTTGTCAGAGACGAAGATCTGTTCCGTAACCCTCATGTTGTTGGTGATACCGTCGACGTTTCGCATCTCGACGACATCACCGAGGTTGTAGTCCCGGCCGTAAATGTACTGGCTGTTCTGACTGATCTCTCCGTCGAACGCCTGGTAGGTCCGATACTTCGCCAGTTCCTCGTAACCCCGCTGCTGGAGTGCTGCGGTTACGTCCGGGTTGTCTGACGTAATATCGGTTGCGTTGACCATTAGGACTCTTCGCTCGAGCCCTTCGATCTCGGGGTCGACGCCGGCCGCATACACCACCTGGAAACCCGCGGGGGAATATACGTAAGCGACGTTTTTGGCATTCTCGATCGAGATCAGTTCTTTGGTGTTTTGGAGGTTGTCCAGTTCCGGTGCGAATACTACGGCCGGGAGAAGTGTCTGACCGGTGGTCCGGTCGCTCCCGACGTAAATATCGAACCAGAGCTTGGACAGGTCGTACTGCCGGAGGATCCGGAAGCCGAGATTCCACACCTGCGAGATTTGTACGATCGCGTCGTACACTGTGGTCGGGTCCATCTCGACCGTGATCGGGTCGATGGGTTCCACGATCGTGTCCTCGGACAGGAACGTTCCCTCGTAGATGAAAGGGATGATGTCATTCGTGTCCAAGACTCCGGTCACGCAAATATCGTGGAAGATCTTCCTCGCTACTGCGGCCGGCACATCGGTGATGGTCCACTTCGGGGTGGTGGTCGTGTCGGTTGTCGCCGAATAAGCGACGCGGTCGAGGAGGATGGACTCCATGGACCGGCCCTTGACGATCAATATCTTCTGACCGTCGCTGTTGACATCGTCTTCGACCGTCTCCACCCGCATGACGTAGTTGGAGTTGTTCATGGCCAGGTAGGTGTCTTCTCGCAAGAGCCTACGAGCCCGGTAGTCCGAGAATATGTTCAGTTGGAAGTCCCCGTAAGCCTGGAAACGTTCCGTCCAGATGAGAGACTCGAACTTGTCGATCACTTCAGCCCGACGAAGGAGCGGATCGAGCGTGTAAAGCTCCATCACAGCCCTCCGTACTTAGGCACGTATTCGACGGTGTAGGGAACCCCCGCTCCTGGCGCATAGACCCGGAACTTGTTGACGCCCTTCTGCCACTCGATCCAGTTGGACTGAGGCGATATGGCGTAAAGAGCAGACGAAGAAGTTCCGGTGTGGACCAGGGTTGCCCCCTTG